CCCTAAGGCTCCCAGCCGGCACTTCGGTGCGACACCCCTTCGACTAAACCGTACGCAGTACGGCATGCCGAAGGTCCCAGTCAAACCACGAGTAAGGTGACCATGAGAAGGCGATTCCATAGGGAAGTGATTCCCGTTCTCAAATGGGAGGCACCCGGTCCATATCCTACGACCGAGCCCCCAGATGTGTGGAATATCCTTCATGAGTGGTCTCAGGACCTGGTTTACTCATCGAACAATGGATATGGGTCTGATCAACCCTACCGTAGTTCGACAGGAGATACAGGATCTGACTTCTTGTGTTATCGCAGGTTCTACGAAGAGGGTTCGTCCCTCGGAAGTGGAATCCACGGTTTCGCAAACAGTCAGGAGCTGCCTCCTGCGCCAGTTGGAAGGCCATTCTACATGGCACCCCAATTCGCGTATGCAGACCAGATTCGGAACACAACCTTTCCGTTGCCACTGCCGACAGATCGTTCTGAGATGAACGCTCTGGCTTCAGAAGCTATCAGTAAGGTTGCGCCGAATAAGCCTGAGGCTGACCTGGCAACTTTCCTCGGAGAGCTCCGCGAGGGTTTACCCCGCGGTGTTCTCCTGCACCAGAACGGCAAAGAGCGTGCTCGCGCCTGCTACAATGCAGGCGATGAGTATCTCAATGTCGAGTTTGGGTGGAAGCCCCTCTTGAGGGACGTCCGCTCATTCGCTAGTGCTGTGTCAGATTCTGAACGAATCCTTTCACAGTACGAGGCTGGAGCAGGGAAGTTGATCAGACGCCGGTACTCATTTCCGACTGAGTTTGACATCTCAGACCCAGAACTCGTAAATCCTTACGCTGTTCCGGTTCCGACTGTCGAACCCCGTCATTATGAGGATGGCGCACTGGGCGCGTTGACGAAAATCACCTCCACCAAGGTGGAAAGGTGGTTTTCGGCAGCATTTCTCTACTCGGTTCCCCCTAGGGGGACTCCGCAGGGTTATGCAGCCAGAGCTAACAAGCTTCTAGGAACCAACCTAGACCCTGCAATGCTCTGGAATCTCGCCCCATGGTCATGGGCTCTGGACTGGGTGGGGAATCTCGGCACCATTGCTGAGAATCTCTCACTGTTCAGTTCAGATAGCCTTGTGATGCCCTGGTGCTACATGATGGAGCGCAAGACCGTCTCGGTCGAGTACTTCTTCCGTAGCTACTCGAGTAAGCCATACAAGTCTTACTCGGGCCAACTGCATCTGTGGCAGAAATTCACCACGGTGATGAAGTCACGGATAAAGGGCACCCCTTACGGGTTTGATGTTGATTGGCCGGACTTGTCCGACCGTCAACTGGCAATCCTGGCTGCGTTGGGTATCTCACGTGCTGCATGATCTGCAGTTCGTGTAGGATGTTCGGATGATCTTCGAACACCCTGTTCCTAACAACCAGCCCAGCAGTACCCTGTTTTGGTAACACCGCCGAAGCAGGTCACACACACAGGAGTACATTGACATGGCCCTCGCCGATCCTCAGTCCGTCACCATTGCTGGAACCCCAGTCTCGCTTCCGCGAGTGGGTTCCGGCGATGGCACGGGGACTTTCCGGACGGAAGATGGAAGCACCCAGTTCCGCATCTCGCACTCGCGTGCGAAGCGGAACCGGACGCAGATCCGACTCGATTTGAACAAGATCGTGTCGGACCCGCTGCTTCCCTCGACCAATGTGCCGGTCTCGACGAGCATCTCGTTCGTCATCGACCGGCCCATCCAGGGGTTCACCCAGACGGAGCTCAAGGACGTCGTCGTAGCCTTCGCGGGCTACTTGACTGCCTCGAGTGCAGCGAACACCATCAAGATCCTTGGTGGTGAGAGCTGACCGTTAGGATCAACCCAAAGGGTTATATGGCAAGGGACATGTCCCTGGACTCCACTACCCCAAACGAGGAGTGGATGAAAAGCCATGTGGTACTTCTGGGTAGGGTACTCCGCGACGCGGAGACCCAGTGTCGCACTAGCACCACGAAGGATTACGAATACATCCTTCGTCGTGTCGAAGACGAGGGGTTGTCGTTTCTGACGATAACCCTTCCTACCTTTGGCAGAGATCTCGAAAGAGCTCTGGACAAGGGTAGGGTTGACTCAACTCTCTTCCTTAGTTTCAAGAAGAGAGCGTCTCTCCCTGCTCTGATGCAAGGTTTGACAAGTCAAGTCTTCGACCCTGAGTGTGGTGTCTTGGTGGCGAATCCCTCCATTGAGGCAATTCATGCTATCCGACAGGTCTCGTACCTGTTCAAGAAGCTTGAACTGCCTTGCTCTGACGACCGTGTTAGGGCCGCGTTTGAAGGGTTTCACCACTGTGACAAGGAAATCCGCCCTGCGATGGCGCGTGTAAACGAGCGCTACTCGTTCGAGAAGAACGGTTGGCACCAGTTTGATCGCGTTGCTCGCCTGCTGTTTTGGGAACTCTTTCATAACCTAGACCTCGCGGTCTGGAATTATGAGATCATTCCCAAGCACGGACCTGGTTCCACAGCGGAACGTACGCTGGCTAACGCCAAGTACGATTACCGCACATGGACCACAAGATTGGAAGAATGGTTCCCTCACGGGGACTTCCTCTTCCCTTCTTGGTCTCATGCTCTCGAGCATGAGGGGGTTGTGGATTTCCTGGAACCTGGAGAAGAACCACCTGTGAGGGTGGTTCAGGTTCCGAAGACGCTCAAGACTCCGAGGATCATTGCCATCGAGCCTACGCACATGCAGTATGTGCAACAAGGCCTGATGGAGTTCCTCGTCAATGAAATCGAGGGGGATGACATCCTCTCTAATTTCATCGGTTTCACTGATCAAGAACCGAATCGGACCATGGCTTGCCATGGTTCTTTTCATCTTGATCTCGCTACACTCGACTTGAGTGAAGCAAGTGACAGAGTCTCGACTGAGCATGTAGAGCACCTGCTCGGCGATAACCACGTCTCGAGAGAGGCAGTTTTCGCTTGCAGGAGCTCGAAGGCTCTGATACCTCTGGGAAACAACAAGCTCGTATACGAGCTCCAGAAGTATGCGTCGATGGGTTCAGCGCTGACGTTTCCTTTGGAGGCGATGGTCTTCTTGACCACCATCTTCGTTGGAATCGAAAATGCGCTCAAGACACGACTGTCCAAGAAACTTCTCGCGAAGTTTTTTGGAAAGGTGCGCGTCTACGGGGACGACATCATTGTCCCCGTGGAATTCGTGGAATCCGTGATCACATCACTCGAAGCCTACGGCTTCAAAGTGAACCAGAGCAAGTCTTTCTGGACTGGGAGGTTCAGAGAGTCTTGTGGAGGGGACTTCTACGATGGCGTTGACGTATCTGTTGTCAAAGCCACCAAAGAGATACCCTCCTCACGGAAGCACGTTGAGGAGATCATTAGCACTGTCAGTCTCCGCAATCAATTCTATGAATGCGGATACTGGCAGACTGCTAATTATCTGGAAGAACAGCTGCGAAGGTTGATCCCCTTCCCAACTGTTTGGCCAGACTCTCCTGGGCTTGGCAGGCATTCATACTTGGACTATGAGGTCCAACGTGAATGTCCCTACCTACAACGTGACCTTGTCAAGGCCGCTGTTGTAGTTTCCCGCACCCCTCACTCTCCAGTGAGCGGTGTTGGTGCCTTGCTCAAGTGGTTTCTCAAGCGCGGCGACGAGCCGTTTGCCGACAGGAATCACTTAGAGCGTGCTGGACGCCCTGAGGTCCTCGACATAAAGCTCAGGTGGGTGACGCCCTACTAGTAGGACGTCGCCCAGTCGGGTAGGCTGGATACTAGATCCGGCACTGCGGGTGAAAGCCCGCGGCAGAGAGCCGATTCGTACGGCCACTCTCGAGCAGAG